TCCAAGAGTTCAGCCAACGTTATGCTGATCCAACTAAGGACTTAGACTTTGTCCTAAGAGAAGCTAGACTACAAGACCAAAAGAATCGTCAAAACTCTATTCATACTGACGACATTGCGCTCAAGGCGTGGTGGGATGCTAAGCAAAAGTTTATCATTGACTATGTCAAGGCAACCTATGCTGAGGCTATCGAAAAAGGTATTGCCAAAGAACAAGCGCGTGCTATCCTTCCAGAAGGTAACACTGTAAGTCGTCTATATATGAATGGTACTATCCGTTCATGGATTCATTATATCCAACTTCGTAAAGAAAACGGTACACAAGAAGAACATAGAGAAATCGCCCTAGAGTGCGCAAAGGCTATTGCTGAAGCATTCCCTATGGCTGAAGACATTATCAATAATTAAAACAATAAAGGAAATTCTATGCAAGACGTTGTGCATGGCATTAAGGTAGACTATTCTCGAGATAGTCTATTTGATGAACTGGGAAAGATTAGATTAAAAGAAAGTTATATGCGAGAGGAAGAAGTTTCTCCGCAGGAAAGATTTGCATATGTATCAAGTAAATTCGGGTCAAACCCAGAACACGCCCAACGCTTATATGAACATTCCAGCAAGCATTGGCTTTCATATGCTACTCCTATCCTTTCTTTCGGTCGCAGCAAGCGTGGCTTACCTATCAGCTGCTTCCTCAACTTTATCGAAGACACAGCGGAGGGTCTAGTTGATAATCTTAGCGAAACTAATTGGCTTTCTATGCTTGGCGGTGGTGTTGGCATCGGTTTTGGTATCCGTTCGGCGGATGACAAGTCGACTGGCGTTATGCCTCACCTCAAAATGTACGATGCATCAAGTCTGGCTTATCGTCAGGGACGTACTCGTCGTGGCTCTTATGCTGCTTACCTCGATATTAGTCATCCAGACATTATCAACTTCTTAGAGATGCGTAAGCCTACTGGTGATCAGAACATGCGTTGTTTGAATCTCCACCACGGCATTAACATCCCTGATGCGTTCATGGAGATTATTGAGCGTTGTATGATTGATCATGACGCTGATGACTCATGGGATTTGGTTGACCCAGCTTCTCATGAAGTTCGTGAAACTGTATCAGCTAAAGAACTATGGCAACGTATCCTAGAGATGCGTATGCAAACAGGTGAGCCATATATCCACTTCATTGACGAGTCTAATCGTAGACTACCTCAATGGTTGTATGAAAAAGGTTTGCGAGTTCACCAGTCTAACTTGTGCTCTGAAATCATTCTACCAACTAATGAAGAACGTACAGCTGTTTGCTGCTTGTCTTCATTGAACCTTGAATATTATGATGAATGGAAAAACGATCCTACTTTCCTTCGTGACGTTGCAGAAATGCTTGACAATGTGCTTCAGTATTTTATTGATAATGCGCCTGACTCCATCTCCAGAGCAAAGTTCTCCGCAATGCGTGAACGCTCAATCGGGATCGGTGCGTTGGGTTTCCATGCCTACTTGCAAAAGAACGGCATCCCATGGGAATCAAGCCTAGCCGTTGGTCGCAACAAAGCAATTTTCGCAGAAACTAGAGGTAAACTAGATGTTATCAATAAACAGTTGGGACTGGAGCGTGGTGAAGCTCCTGATGCGGCTGGTACTGGCAATCGCTTTAGTCATCTTATGGCTATTGCTCCCAATGCTTCTTCTTCCATTCTCATGGGGAATACTTCTCCTAGCATTGAACCTTATCGTGCCAACGCTTATCGCCAAGACACTTTATCGGGTAGTCACTTAAACAAGAACCGCTTCCTGGATATTGTAATTAAGGAAGAGGCTAAGAAACATGATGAAGACTGGTACAATGAAGTATGGCGTTCCATTATTGCGAATGATGGTTCGGTTCAGCACTTGGATTGGATGGACGACTGGAACAAAGATGTTTTCAAGACGTCTATGGAAATTGACCAGCGCTGGGTCGTTCAACACGCCGCAGATAGGCAAGTATATATAGACCAAGCGCAGTCATTGAATGTATTCTTCCGACCTGATTCTCACATTAAGTATATCCATGCTGTTCACTTTATGGCATGGAAAGAGAAGTTGAAGACTATGTACTACTGCCGTTCTGATAAGATCGCTAAAGCTGATAAGGTTGCTAAACGTATCGAGCGTGAAGTTATTAAAGAAATCGACTTAACTGCCATGACTGGCGATGAGTCTGTCTGTCTTGCTTGCGAAGGATAACCAAATGGACGCTTACGATATCTGTCATAAAATCCAGAAATACTGGATGGCTCTAGTCCCAAAGGCTAGTGGTGAAATACTGAAATCTAAACAACCTGTAAAGGTTATTGTATTAACTGATGACGGATATCGTGAAGTTCGCGGTGTCGTGATAAACGATGAGAATATAGAATTACTATTGGATAATGAATAATGGTCAAAAGACAACATAAATTAACGCAAGAACGTACACACTTTAAACCGTTCAACTATCCATGGGCATATGAAGCGTGGTTGAAGCATGAGCAAGCTCACTGGCTTCACACTGAAGTGCCCATGATGGAAGACGTTAAAGATTGGAAGAAGAAGCTAACCAAAGAAGAGAAGAGTTTCTTAACTAACATCTTCCGTTTCTTTACTCAAGGTGACATCGACGTTGCTGGTGGTTACGTTAAGAACTATCTACCACACTTCCCTCAACCTGAAGTTCGTATGATGCTTCTGGGTTTTGCTGCTCGTGAAGGTTTGCATATTGCTGCTTACTCTCACTTGATTGAAACTTTGGGACTACCTGAAGTTACATATAGCCAGTTCCTAGAGTATCAGGAAATGAAAGACAAACACGACTACGTTTTAGAAGTTGCTTCTAAGATGGGTACTCCAACTGATATTGCCACTCACATCGCTGTATTCTCAGCGTTCACTGAAGGTATGCAGTTGTTCAGTTCTTTCATTATGCTATTGAACTTCCCTCGCCATGGTCTCATGAAAGGTATGGGTCAAATTGTTACTTGGTCTATCGTTGATGAAACGATGCACACTGAGTCAATGTTGAAGTTGTTCAAAGAGTACATCAAAGAAAATCCAGAAATCTGGAACGATGAACTGAAGAGTCGTATCTATACAATCGCTGAGAAAATGGTAGAACTAGAAGATAAGTTCATTGACTTGTCTTATGAATCTACTGGCGGTCAAATGCGCGAGTTGGATAAGGAAGATGTTAAGAAGTATATTCGATACATCGCAGATCGCCGTTTGATCAGCATGGGTCTAAAAGGCATCTTCAAGGTTAAGAAGAATCCACTTCCTTGGGTTGAAGAAATGATTAACGCACCTGTTCACGGTAACTTCTTCGAGAACCGTGTTACTGATTATGCTAAAGGTGCACTAACTGGTACATGGGATGATGTATGGGCTTAATGGAACAACTAAACGAACGAATTGAAGGTAAGATTCCAACGGTAGTGGCTCGCGCCATTCAACCGACCTTCAATTGGGATACTGCTATTGGTTACTTGGCTCACTGTGCTGATAATGAAGTTGGTGGTCCAATCGGGTTGATGTACTATAAGTTACCATCAGCCGATCAAATTGATAGTATTACTCCAGTTAAAGAGTATCTAAGCGAAAACCTTAAACGAGAAATTGTTGGCTGCGATATGTACGTTACCCTCACAACTAAGGGTGATTATAAATACAGCAGCGACAATGATGTATTACTTTGGAATGCTATTGGTCATAGCGAGGTTAAACTCGAAGGTGAAGAAAGAATCCTTGAACCAGGAGATATGATTTATATTCCATCTGGTATCAAGTATGAATATAAGCCAACCACAGCAAGAGCATACATTGTGTTCGCTCTATAAGGAGAAGTAATGGCAACAAAGATTTTCGAGTGCGGGGAATGCCAAGCCCGTGGTAAGATTATCCTTAAATCAGAAGAACGTTTAGAAGACATTGTGTACTGCCCAGTATGCTCTGCTGATATTTACGAAGAAGATGATTACGAGGAAGAAGAATAAATAGTTTCTTTTTGAACTATTTATTCTAATGTGGTTATATAACGATAAAGAAATTTCTGAATTACCAGAAGACTGTGTGGGGTTTGTGTATCTAATCACAAACCTCAACACAGACCGTAAGTATGTGGGTAAGAAACTTGCTAAGTTTTCTAAGACAACCTACAAGACCGTTACTCTAAAGAACGGCACTAAGAAAAAGAAAAAGATCAAGTCAAAAATTGACTCTGATTGGCTTGAATATTACGGATCAAGCATAGAACTAAATAAAGATGTAGAGCTCCTTGGGAAAGAAAACTTTCGCAGGGAGATTTTGTTTTTCTGTAAATCAAAGGCTGAGTGTTCATACATCGAAGCCCGAGAACAATTTACTAGGAAGGTGTTGGAAACTACTGAATATTACAACGGACAAATTTCTGTTCGAGTTCATGGTTCCCATATTTTGAATAAGCTATGATGACATATTTACTTTTTGGAACAGCGTTAGGTTTATCTGCAGTGGCAGCATACTACTCCATCATGGGGTTGGTAGCCATTTTCGCAGCCGCAGCAACTCCAATTTTCATCATGGGTTCTCTACTAGAGGTGTCAAAGTTAGTTGTGGCTTCTTGGTTATACCGTAGCTGGAAAAAGATCCCTAAACTAATGATGGCATATTTTACCGTTGCGTTGGTTGTTTTAATGATGCTAACGTCAATGGGTATTTTTGGTTATCTATCAAAGGCACACTTGGATCAAGCAGTGCCGACAGGTGATGTGGCAGCTAAATTGTCTCTGATAGATGAAAAAATTAAAACTGAAAAGGATAATATAGATGCAAATCGTAAACAAATTTCTCAGCTGGATTCACAAGTTGACAGCACCCTATCAAGAACAACCGATGATAAAGGAGCAGAGCGAGCCGTTGCCATCCGAAGAGGTCAGCAAAAAGAAAGAGCGAGATTACTCTCAGAGATCGGCGAATCGCAAACCAAGGTCGCAAAACTCAACGAAGAAAGAGCACCAATCGCCAGCGAAGTCAGAAAAGTCGAAGCCGAAGTTGGACCAATCAAATACATCGCAGCGCTCATCTACGACAACCCGCAAGAAGAGAACGTTCTCGAAAAAGCCGTCCGCATTGTAATCATGATGATCGTGCTAGTGTTTGATCCACTAGCCGTTCTATTACTGATTGCCGCTAACTGGCAAAAGAAACAGGATGAGGGTATCGTATTAGAAGATGCTCCTCTCCCTATCTACATCGCTGACGTTGGTGAACCTCCAACGCCTGAAGAATTAGTTGAGGAAGAACCTAAAGTTTTCGAGGTTGAAGACGATCTATTATTTGAGGAAGAACCTGAGCCTAA